GTCAGATTCGGATATAGTCAACCATCCAAAGCATTATACGCATGGCGGGATAGAAACGATTGATTACATGAAGGCAAAGTCAACGCATGAGGAATTTTGCGGACATTTGCGTTTGACAGCTATCAAGTATCTATCAAGAGCAGGTTTAAAAGACGATACTTTGCAGGATATGCAAAAAGCAGCTTGGTATGTAAGCAGATTGATTCAAGAATTGCGTTTAGCGCAAAAAGATGTAGAAGATGGATATGAGCAAGAAGAAAGATTGGAAAGAATACAAAGAGGCTAGATTCGATAGCTATTACATGCAACGCAGAAAGCCGAAAAATACGTTGCTTGCTATATCCTCTAATGTCGGCTTAACGCCTCTAATGTATTTACTTGTTCATAACGTACATAGTTACTTCAAAGCCAAAACGCATTTCTGTTGCAGCTGGACGTGTCCACATAATTATCTCCTAGTTATTAGCTCTTATTGAGCATGTGTTACTGTAACATAAACTAGGATTTTTATAATCGGTAGAAATATTAAATTAAGGTAAGCAAAATTATGAAACCAATTGTCAACACCAATATATCAATTCCCAAAAAAATGTTTGATGCGCTTTGTTTGTTTGAAACATTTTGTGTAGCAAATAACAAAAATGAAACCACATCAGAAGAAGTAAAAAAATTTCTTGAAGAATTGTATAGCAAAAATTTTGCAAGTAAATTTAAAGATGAATATTTGTATTAGTATCCTAATTTTTTCAATAAATCACTAGTAAGTATTCCTGCGTAAGGCTTCATTTGCAATGCGCGAATGTCTTGTTGAGATGGCGCTCTTGGATTTAATATGTTTCTAACTTGTGCTGCATTTGGCAATAACTCAAAAGCCATTAAATCTCTATCAAGAACACCCAGCCCTTCTCCAGCAACTCCTTTAGGATATGCTTTATGTCCTGATGATTGAATCATAGGCATATCTGCATGAATTTGACCAACATTCTGCAAGCCAGAATCTACCCCAAGTAATTGATTTGGGTCTGACACAGCAAGTCTAGCTTCTCCAATACTTAAGCCGCCTTCGTTTCTATATTTTTTGTCAAGCATGTTTTTCATTGCTTTGCGAATTTTATCTGGAGAATTTCTAAATTGAATTATTCCTTCTTCTGAACCAATGCCTTTAAAATTAGGAATAAAATTTTTAATATCTGCATTTACAAATCTTTGCATTGTTTTTGGCATATTGTTGCTCATGTATTGCAACATTGTTTCGCCAGTCATATTCGCAAAATCTCCACCACTTGGGGCCATTCTCCACGGCAGATACAAAGGATTTTTGCCAGTAATATTTTTTAGCATTTGAGCTTGCTCAATCAGCTGTTTAGATGGCCCTTTGGCAGAAGCCCATACTTGCCCTGGATTGTTAAACATGTAGTTTTGACCACCCTGCATGTCTACATTGACAGGAACTCCATTTATTTCTTGCAAATTTCCTACATTAGTTCTGTCTGACATGGAAGTTAAAAATGGATAGCCTTCATAATTGGCTAGTGATAATTTAGATATTTCATTGTCAGGCACATCAACTTTTGTAGTTAAGTTTTTTAACCTGTCTTGCTCTAATTTTCTTAAATCAAATCTTGGGTCAAATCCTATATCGCCAATTTTATTTGTTTTAATTGTTCCAGCAAATCCAACACCAGCATTTACCATTGCATCCTGCAACTGCTCGGGAGTCATCTCAGAAAACGCTTGCTTCAATGGCGCAGTATCACCTCGTAATAAAGCACTAGCAATCTTGCGATTTTTCTCACCACCTTTTAAAAATTGCTTGGTAGTGTCAACTGGATTACGCAAAGCGTTGACTAAACCCTGCACATTGCCTTGAGTTGTACCTGCAATTTCATCATACCATGCCATTTTAATGCCCTTATGTCTAAATCGCACACAATCGTGCCATATTCAATTTTATGTGTTTTTATATATCTTTGTATTAAACGCTTAAAATAACTCAAAATAACGCTGTTTCTGCACGTCTTCTTCGCTCTAATCCGCGCATTTTTTTACCACCTGCGTAAACCCATCTCATAAACTCTTTTTTTGCACCTTCGTAATCACCACGAAGTATTTTTCTGCGAAGTGTAGATGTTTTTAACCTGCCAACACCAAGATTAAAAGCAAAACTTGCACAAGCACAACAAACTCCAATAGGTTGCTGTCCCAGTAAGTTCTTAACAGCAGCCAAAAAGTATCTAGCGTCTTTTTCCAGTCTTGCATCTGCTTGCTCCTGTGTCCATTTAGTATGTGTATAGATACCTGCGCCTGTAGCGCCCCAACCTATAGTCAGGACACCTGCAGGACAGTAATACGCTTTAAGATGACATCCCTCAAACTCTTTGAGCAAAGGGATAAGTATGTCTAGTTCTTCTCTCATTTGCGATTAGAAAATACACGATGTGCGAAATAGAAACCTAGAATAACTCCAACGAGTTCCCAGTCCCATTCATTTAAGGCAAATCCATTTTGAGCCAGTGATAGCCACCATAAAGCAATAGCAGTGGTAGCAGCAGCAGGGCGTATAGAAGCATTCCAGCCATCAATCCAAATATTCCCAGTTTTCGTGTGAAGCGTACGCATCGCTGTAGCAAAAGCATCTGCATCTTTCCCTTCTATCTCAGCATTTGTTTTAACTTCTAACTCTTTAATTCCTAACTCACTAGCAACACGCATACGCTCTAAGTCTTGCTGAGCCTTTTGTGCTTCTAAGTCCATCTGCAAGCGCATTGATTCTAATTCATGCTTATGGTCTTGATGTTTATTCCATGCTTCAGACAGTTCACCCCATATCATACGGAATACTGAGCCACCTAAAAAACTAAATAATGCTCCGAACATCATTATCCCTTCTTAATTTATTATTTTAAATTTTCTAACTTGTAAATGAGTGATAAGAACTCGCCTACGATTTCATCTATTATGTTCTGCAATGCGGAATCGTCTTTAGCAACCGCCTTGTAGCGATTCTTTTCGACATAGTTTAGTTTTTCAGCCATGCACATCAATACGCTGTCGTACTTCTCTGTTTCTGTCAAAATAGGGATGTTTTTAATAATGCCATGACGACCCTGATATGCCTCAGTTAGTTTGTCTGCAAGCTCAGCAATGTCTTCATAGAAGTGACCAAGAGCTTTATGCTGTGAGTATGACTTGGTGCGTAAGTGTTCACGGTGAGCTACATCACGCGCTAAAAATAGGTTTGCTATAAACTGGTCAATCATCATTTTTCTTCCTTTAAAATTTCAATATCTTGCTCATCTAAAAATCCAACGTCATCTGTACTATGAGATATGCAATCATCACATATATCCATGCGTACATCATTTTCTTCAGCGTGAAATGAAGTGCCACACCAAGAGCATACAATTATATTTTTCATTGTTTTACTCTTTGCTGTGTACGGCAGATATAAAAAAAGCCACAATCGTGGCCTTTATTAGTTTGCTATATTTCATGACGAGTTTCCTTCCCTGAGTTTTTGTAATTTAGAGTAAAGACCTCGCCTACAATTCTCGTGAAATTGCACCCATTCCATATTGTCGATTCTATATCCTGCATTAGAATTTATCCTATCAACAGATGGACAAAGCCTTCTTTCATATTTAGAATCTTCCCATTCTTTAAATAATTTATGGAATTGCTCATTATTTAATGCCCAACTATAAAATTCTTCTCTAGGCAATAAATCTTTGCCAGCATACAAATGAGCTTTAGCTTTTTGTACGCCATTAACACGAGATTGCATATTTCTATATAATCTTACTAAAAACCCTTGCTTTGTTTTTTCATACTTTTTAGTACAAGCATTGCCTGTTTTAATTCTGTACTCGCGTTGCCATTCATTTCTATTCATCACGAACTCCTTTATTTAGGTTTCGTGATTATTACACATAATCATGAGTATGTCAAGATATTCCTGTTACTCTTTTAGGATTTCCTTCCATGTCCATAAGAGAGCCTTTAAACCAGCTACCACAATCTTTACATTGATAACGAGGATATTTATGAGAAATAGTAGTAGCCCAACCCCTACGCTGATAATCAATGCCACCACAGTTAGTGCAACAAACACCGCCTTCATAAGTACCATAGTTAGGATGGTTAGCAATCCATGGTTTAAATTTTTCGTAAACCTTTTCAAGCAATATAACATCATTTTTGTTGTACTCCTCCATCATCTTCCATGCTTCTTTATCTTTAGCCATACACTTAATCCAAAGTTCATGGCCAGTATGAGAAGTTTTCTTGCCTAAGCCTAGCTGTTGTGCAACATAGTCTAGTTTATTGGAAGGGAAACGGAATTTGTTTTTTGATACTCTAAGAAGGTCTATTTGTTTGTATGGTGCTGGCGGTTTAAAGCCATGTAACAAAAACTCTTTATTTAGTGTGGGTATATCAAACTTACTGCCATTATAGTGAAGCACAGCATCTGCATCATCTATTAACTTATGTATGCGACCAATCATTGTTTTATGCTTTGATTTCATGATTGAGTCAAAATATACTACATCATCTTCATACCATTTAGCAGCCCAACACATTACATATGATGATTCCATAATTTGATTTATGGATATTGACTGCTTAAATAACCCCCATACATGAGCAGTATTTGGGCTTGTTTCGATGTCCAATAAAAGTATTTTCATTGAACACCTCGTTTAACATTAGTCATTGTCCTTGTCAGCTTTTTTATCCAAGCTGTCCCAGATACGAGATAGCATATTCTCTATCTTGTCTAGACGATTGTCAAGCTCTATTTTGCGCACATAATTGGCTGCCATGTCAACCTCTACATCTTTGAGGTCTTCTTTTAGTTTTTGTGTTGCGTCCCACAGTGTTCTTGCAAACCAACCAATACAAGCAAGACCTGCCCCTAAAATATAATTGATTACTGATTGTTCCATGCTAGTCCTCAAAAAAACTAAGTTTAGCTAATTCTAAAGCCCCCATTAGGGTAATAACAGGATAGTTAGCAGGAGTAATCACTTCAACTATTCCTTGCTCATCAATGAGAATCGCCATCATTCTGCGACCTTTGGCGCTCTCACGAATGAGTTTAAGCTGTTGCATCAATTCATCGCTGATGCCATTTAAATCTTGTATCTTAGTCATACATAATGTTCACAGAACCATTAGCAAAGGAATTTCCTCCAGTTGGAACTAATTGTATTTGTGTCAGAGTTCCTGAAATATCAACAACACCCCCACCAGTATTTGCTCTGCCAGAACCAGACCTTGCTGCGTGACTAGAAATCCATTTTGTACCAGAAATTAAAGCTATTGTCATCGTTCCACTTAACGACCTACCATTATCGCCAATAGAAACTACAAATCCTGTAGTGTTAGAATCTACTACGGTATTGTTGCCAGAAACAACAACACCTGAGGTACTTGTATATCCAGTAGATGCAACAGAGCCAGACGTGCCTAGTCTAACTAATAAATTGTCACTGCCACTAAGTGAAATAGCATCAAACATTATTGTAATTCTTTTAACCCATGACGGGATTGTCGTTGATACTGATACCGAGGTTCCACTAGTTGTAGCGACAGATGTGCCTGATGTTAGCTTGTTATTTGCTGCGCTTGTCCAAGTATTGATAGATGCTGTGCCGTTACCTGAGCCTTGCCCTGTAGCAACAAACACTGTGCCTGCATTATTATTAGCAGCACCAATCAAAGTAAAGTTTGTTGTGCCTGGAGATACGATTGTGTATTGAACGCCTGTAACAAACGCGCCTGCTGTAATAGTAGCCCCTGCTGTAGATGTTAAAACATTATTGTTTGTGTCAGGGCGAACTAATTGTAAAGCACCTGAGCCATTACCTACCATAATCGCATTAGGAGTAATAGATGCTAAACCTGTGCCACCGTTAGCTAGGTTTACAATACCTGCCATCTCAATAGAGCCTGTGGTGGATAACAACTCAAAGCTATGTGTGCCTGAGCCTGCTAATGTAGTATTTACCGCAGAGCCACCTGAAGTCAAAGATACATTGAATGTAGTAGTAGAAGCATTGATTACATAATAAATTACATTTTGTGATAATCCTGTAGGCAATACGCCTGTAGTATTTAATGTAATTTGAGTGCCATTAGCAGGAACATCAACAGATGAAGCTACTGTAAATTGAGCAGGAGTGCCTGCTGAGATTGTTGCTGTTACGGCAGTCGTAGATGCCATGAAAATGCCTGTAGAGCCACCGCTTACAGAGCTTACAGATGTAGATGATTTAGGGTTAATGAGTTGGAAGTTTGTACCGTCATAAACAATCTCATACGCTGCGCCTGATGCCATGTCGCCAGATTGCAATGCTACAGAGCCGTTCTTAACAATAGATTTTGCACCTGCGCTGTTAATGTTAATAGTAACTGCACCTGTGTTGTTGCCTGCAGCAATAAATGAGAATCTTTGTCCTGCAACATAAGCTGACATACCAACAGCACCGATTGCTGTAATAGTGTTTGTGCCTGATACAGATGTTAAGTAAGCCAAAGCACCATCTTGCACTTGCCCTGCGGAAGCATACATATTACGCACAGTAGCGTTAGCAACACCAGTGTGAGCATAGTTGCCCATAGGAAGATTGGCTGTAGGAGTTGTTTGACCATCAGACGCAATAGAGCCTGTTAAAGCTGTTGCTATATCACCCAATGATGTATTAGCCCATGTAGAGCTAATCGTTGTGCCTGTAACTACTGGATTGCCAGCAGGTAAGACATAAGTACCGCTACCGTTTCTTGCCATTATTCTTCCCCTTGATTACCTTGGTTTGCTTGCTGTAATAACAAGCCTAATTTTTTTGCTTGTGATTTTGTTACTGGCGATTTGCCTGCTAATTTTTTAGCTGCACCTTTGCCTTTGCCATACGCATAAGCCATTTCACCTACTGAGCGAGGCATAATAAAAGGTATTTTTGTCAAAGCGCCAATAGGGTTGGTTAGAGCGTATAATCCAGCTGCTCCAGTTTCAATATCACCTAAAATTCCTCTTGGTCGCCATGTACTTAATGCTTGGCCTGCAAGTGCTGGCATTAAATCTTGTGCGCCACTGTCAATTAGTTGTTGTGCTAATTGTTTGCGATGACCAAAGCTAGAACTTACATCTTCACGCAGAATTGATTGAAGTTTTTTTAATGCCGTATCTGCTGATGCTTTTTTGTTTAAAGACAGCGCACGTTTAATCTCATCAATCTGCTCTGATGCTTTGCCATAGTTTTGCATTACTTCTGCATAGGTAGGAGCTTGCTTTGTGATTGTTGACTTTAATTCATTATAAACATCACCAACTAAATTTCTAGCAAAAGCATCTTTTTGATAATCTAACTTTGATAAAATTTCATTATTGATTTTTTGCTTTAAGAAATCTAACCCTTCAGGCGTTCTATCTTCAGGCGGTTTGCTTTTCCACTTGTTGACTAAACGCTCAACTTTATCTAAAGCCGCCTGCGCATCAACATCTCTAAATTCGCCATGACTATAATTTTTTGTTTTAGCATTAGCTATAGCAGTATCTACATCACCAAAGTCCAATACTGATTTGTCATCAGAAACATCAACCATGCCTGAGCGATATGCCTCATTTTTTTTCTGACGCATATTTTCTAGACCTGTTTGAGCAATTTTTACTGCATCTTCCATATTGCTTGCTTTACGCAAGTTTTGAGTAAATACTTCATTGCCTGTTTCTCCTGCCAATACAGCTTGATTTACAGCCTCAGAACCTACGCCTGTGGTTCTTCCTAAAATTCCTTTTGTAGCAGAACCTGCCATGCTTATTGGCTTTGTTACTACCTTGCCTGCAGCAGTCAATGGATTTGCAACGTCTGAAGATTCTGACAATAACTTACCTAACTTACTAGTCTTGCCTGCAACACCTGCACCTCCAGCCAATACAGCAGATACATCTGCAAGTATAGCAGCAGGGTCGTTTGCTATAGTTTCTTTTAGGCCTTCCTCTGTGCCATAGCGTTGCTTGTACATGTTATTAAGCGCATTAGCCATCTTTTCTTGTTTGCCATAACCTTCTTTGTAGCCTAAAGCTAAATCAGCTTTGTCAATCGCATTTACAACTGACTTAGGCAATACTTTACGCATCTCTCCTACGCCAAGGTCAAGCACGTTGGAGATAGTGTCAATAGGATGAACAACAGCGCTTACTGTTTCGCCAACAAGTCTACCTGTGCTAGGTATAATGTTTTGCAAAGCGCCTGTAGCAACCTGTCCTGCTGTTAGCCTTTTTTTAGGCTGGGCAACTGTAGGTGGCACTACTTCCCATTCATTGTCTACTACTTCCCATTGATTATCCATTACTTAACTCTCTTTGCTTGACCGTTTTGTAAAGTCCAAACTTGACCATTTTTAAATGTTGTTTGTTTGCCTTCAGACAATAAGTTTACAGGCGGAGTTGATGATTGAGGTTGAGCTTGATTTTGATTTGGCACTATGCCGCCTGGGTAACCTGCAGCAGTAATGCCTTGAATTGCTGTTGCTCTATTACGTTGCTTTTGCTGAATAATTGATTGTGATTCACCTGGCTGCGGGAAATATTGTTTGATAGCATTATCAAATTCAGCAGGAGTAATTGTTGCGCCTGATTCTCTGCGTAATGTTGCATTGATAAAGTTTCTCATAGCTTGAGCCGCTGATTGGGTGGATTCGTCAGCCATATATGTTGCAGCATCAGAAATACCAGCAGGGCCAGTAATGATTGTTCTTAATATAAGTGGGCTATATTTAACTTTGCCACCCGCCTCTAAAGGTTTAATGATGTCATCTGATTCTTTCATACGATTGCCATATAAGCGGGCATTAGCTTGGTCTTGTGTTAATGGCTTAGTATTAGGGTCGCCAGGGCCACCAGGAATTGGTGCTAACCCACCATCAGCAGTCCATCTGTATCCTGCAGGAGGCTTACTCATGCCACCATCTTGCTCAGGCTTAAATGCCACGCCAGCAGACAAACGTTTTAATGTGCCATTAGGCATAACTTGATAGTTTACATCTTGATTGCCTTCTCTAAATGTTTGAAAGTTAGGCGCTTGTGGTTTAGGTGACATTTTTGCGCCACCAATTTCTTCCACTTGGCCTTGGTCATTTAATCCATAAAATTTGCCTGTATTCTCATCACGAGTAACATTGCTATATCTAGGTTGTGGTTTTACAGCTTCAGGATTTTGGGCAAGAATGTCGCCTTTGCGATTAACAAGGATGCCGCCCTTGCCAAGAGAGATAGGTGTTTCTTCTTTGCCATATTGAGCTATTTGCGATTCAACTAATTTAGAACCAAGCTCAGGCATAATGCCTACAGCACGGGATATAAATTCTTGTTGAGAATATGGTTTACGCACTGTTTCTGTAATGCCAGGCATATTGCCAGCTTCATTGTAATCCATGGTTTGCTCAACTTCTTTACCCTGCAACAAATCTGCAAGTTTTTTAGTTCTTTCAGCTTGAGCTTGACCATAACTCTTTAATGCGTTTTCTTCTGTTTTTCTGCCAACATACTTATTGAGCATATTAGCAACGCCTTGAGTCCATGATGGAGCTACAAAAGTATTGCCCACCATTTGACCTTGTGGCATCTGTTGCTCTTGCAAAGCCTGAGCAATTCTTAATTTGCGTTTAAGGTCTAATTGAGCAGTAGCATCATCATAACCTGACAAGTCTTGCATACCTGCAGACCTGTTCATCAATTCCCATTCACCTGGCATCATAATTTAATCCCTTATTGTCCTTTAAACCAACTACCAACAGTGTTAAACAAACCATTTTGGCCAGTAAATGTGCCTGTAGGCGCTCCCATAGCTGCACCGCCAATATTTAGCAAGCCGCCCCAGAAGTTAGCGTTACCCATCTGATTTGCATTGTATGCGTTCATGTCAGCATTAAATTGACTTTGTCCTGCGCCCATTAAGTTAGGAGCGCTCCATGCTTGCATGTTAGGTGAATTTACATAGTTTGGATTCTGAGCTTGCGCACCAGTTCTCAATGCGTTCAATGTATTTAATGGCAAGTTTCTGTTTGCCATAGCTTGATTAAATGCACTTTGATTAGCAGCCAAGCCTGTTTGGAATCCTCCTGTGACTGCGCTAGTATAACGGTCATTTTGACGGTTATTGAGCGCTGTCATCTCTCTATTCCATGCCTCAGAGCCAACTGGAATGCCTTGGTTTACTAATTTGTTTTCTACAGCCTCTTGCTCTTGTTGAGTAATTGGTTGCAATCTACGCATAATAGCGTCTTGATATGCCTCGCCTGGATTGATGCCAACTTGAGGCAATAATGACATATCAATTTCAGGATTAGAAAACTGGTCTGCATAATTCTCAAGGATATTCCCCATTGCGCCTGATTGCCCTTGATAAATTCTTTGTTGCTCAGGCGACATAGTTTGAGTGGCAGTGTATGTAGGATTGCCATATTGGTCAGTGCCAGACTGTGAGTAGTTCAATGAACCATATGGGCCAGCTTGATTAACGCGATTAGCAGAAAGCACTTCGCGGTTTATATCTCGCTCTAGCTGAGATTGCTGTCTAGCCAATTTGGTATAATTAGGCGCTCTAGGCATGTCACCACCACCAAATATGCTTTTATTGCGCTTTTCTCTATCGTCCCATGATGCTCTTGAGCCGTGTAGGGCTGGATTATAATGTTTCATCTTTATTCCTTAAATATTTACACTCATTTTTATACATAGACAAAATAACCATATCCCCATCTTTAAATCCATGTTTAATTCTACATTCCTCTTTGAATCCCAAGTGTTTGTTCATCTTTAGAGCTTTTTCATTATTGGAGGATACAAAAACTACAATTACTTCCATATCTAGCTGATTAAATGGATAGTCAAAAACATACCAAAGAAAGTCTTTAGTTAGCCAGTAATGAGCATCTGATGCACAGTGCATAAAACATCTGTCACCATCAAAATTATCATATACAACACCAGCTACAATTATGCCGTCTTGTTCTATTCCTATTGCTTCATATATCTCAAGGCCTTCAGGAATTACATCTTTTCTTGCTAAGAAGTTTTTTATTCTTTTCTTTTGGTCAAAAACAATTTCCCTCATTACAAGATTGCGCCCTGTTCAACTACAACATCTGTAGATACCCACGTTGTCTGAATACCTGAGCAAGCTACTTTAACGATTGGTGCAGCATAGTAGCCAACACCATTCAAACCTTGCCAATTCTGTACAATATTTAAATCACCGCCCCATGTTGCAGAGTCCCATATTGCAGAGTCCCATGCGCCATATGTAGATGGGCTGTAAGTTAAAGATGTAACTGGTTCGCTTGTATTGAAGTCCACATTGATGCCTGCGTAGATTGCAGGGAATCCGTTAGAGCGCAATATTGGTCTGCTCATTGTGTAGCGTTTTAGCATACCTGCAGAGCCAAAGCTATTAAATGCTTGTAATCCAAATCCATTGATGTTTGCGCCATTGTCAGCAAAAGTATCGTATGCTTTACCTACAAAGCCATTGCCACCGAAGTAGGGAATATCATTGTACATTTCCCAACAGTTAGCGTTCCAACCTGTGTAATTGCACCATGCGCCTGTGATGGTATTCATCACAAATTGTTGCACATTAGAGCCTGTAGATATAGGCACATTTAACCATAATTGGTTAATGCGAGGTACATATATAGTTTGCCATCCAAAGTTGCTACCGTATGTGCTAATAGCTTGTGTAATTGCAGCTTGAATTTTGTCTGTTAAAGATACTTTAGGATTGATACGGGATGATTGCAATGCTTGTGACATTGGCAACAATCCATCTTGACATATAACTAGTAAGTCGCCTGCATACTTGTATAAGCATCGCTTGCCAATCGTTCCACCAATATCCCATACGCCACGCATAGCCCATGTAGAAGCGCTAGAAGGGTCTGTACCTTGGAATACAATTACCTGACCTTTGTTAGTTACAACTACATAGTGGTCGTTTACACCATCGCCTGCATCAATAGTCCATGTCGCATGGTCAATGATAAAGCCACCTTTGCCTAAGTAAGCAGACAAATCAATCTTTGTTGCAGAACCTGATACAGCTTGTGTGCCTAAATACCAAACATTCATTGTACCTGTTTCAATAAACCACATTCTGTTTTGAAACGTAATCGGGCTGTCTAGTTTAGTAGAAGTTAATCCTGTACCTGTAATAGTAGGCGTAGTCCATGTAGTGCCATCAAACAATCTAGGGCCGTCAGCACCGTTAGCCATACATAAATATGTAGTGCCTGCAGAGTTAGATATATTGCAATAGCCAAAGCGAGAGTTAGTAAGGCCAGTCAAAGATGCAGCGCCTGTAGCACCACCTGCTGTAATGTCATACACACTACCGCCTGCAATAGCTAACAACTTATTAGTTGTGCCACCTGCATAAGCCATAAGAGTTTCAACTTGTGCGTTGCCAAAGCCTGTAGCAAATCTGCTATAGCCTGAGCGCAATGTACACTCTGTAGACGCAGGAAACCAATTTGTAAGAACTACGGCATCAAGTGGTCCCATGTTAGGTAACGCATCTCTAGCGTTCCATCCGCCAACAGGAGATGGCAAAGATATAGGGCGAGATACAGCTCGTTTAGCAACAACTGCCATCATTCATCTCCCATTGGAATTTCTAAATTCATTAGTCCTTTTTTGCCATATTGTCCCCAAGTTCCTTTTTTGTACGGAACTGGTTGCTCAACCCAGCTAGGAGCTTGATTGTAAATATCGTACATACTTTCATTGCTAAATGATGGATGATTGGGCATCTTCCATTTATCAGAGAAATGCAATTGCATATCCGCAGGATTCATAGATGATTGCGCTTCAGGGTCACCTGTCATTTTGCCAAACCAAAAACCTCGCATATCATAATCATTAGATTGCGGTACTTGATTTTGCATTGCCCATACTTTATACATATTTTCTAGCTCAGGGCTGAGTTTTGTCTGAAGCATTTTAGCTAATTTCATTGCTTTATCAGACATTATTAAGCTCCATAGTTAGCGTCAGGTATATTCTCCCATCCAATCAGCACATTCGCTGTTTTTGGTGCTAGAGAAAGCGTTGCAGAGCCTTGGTCATTAGCCTTAGCAATGTTAAGTTGCATTTGGAAGTCACGCTCAAATGCTGTGCTATCAAAACCCTTAACTTCAAAGTATTTCTTTTTCAATCCCAATACCATCAATCGGTCAGGGAATATGGATGTATCTGAGTCTGTTGCGTATTGAGGAATCAATGTGCCACTAGCATTTTGCGCCCAATAGCTAGATATGTATTCAAAGCCTAAGTATTCGTTAGTAGATGTCAAAGGCCATATTTGAAACTCTTGACCCATAATGCGCCATCTGATGCGCGGGCCAGTTGAGATGTAAGATGATTTTAAGAACTGCCACTGTTGTGGACTGCTTGGGCCAAGCATTTCCCAACGCTTAGACTTGTCGTATTGTGTTCTGTCTGTAATACGGTCAAAGCCTGCTGGCATCGGATATTTAGTCTGACCAAAAGTGTATTCGCCTGCACCGCTTTGTGTGCATGGACGAGATAATGTGACGCTAGTGCCTGATGCTGATACAACATATGTATCTTGCATTACACCAATACCTTGCACTTGGAAGTTTGTAGCGCCAAGTGAGTTGATGAAAATTACAGCATTAGGGTCTACATCAGTAATCGTTGCGCTGTCTACAATAGCTACGCCATCGGATTGCACATATTGAGAAAAGAATCTGTACTCTGTATTTAGAGCTTCCCATGGATACTCTCTCGCAAGTTCGTTACCCATCGCATTAGCGAGATAATACATTTGCTGTGTGTCTGCTGCTGTATTTCCCACCACAGAGTTGGGAATAGCAAGACCCATTTCAGCGGAGGCTTGCTGTACTAATTGCAAGAGAGTGAGTGCCATGTTTGTCCTTTTATTCTTCAGCTACTTCAGGAGCTTCCTCTTTGGATTTTCCTTTGGTAGTTTTTTGTTTATTCATCTGTCCTAGTAATTCTTGCATCTGTTGCTTCATAGCTTCAATTTCTTGGTCACGCTTACGCAACTCGTCAGCTTGCTGTTGAACTAGAGCAGAGTCTTTAGCGTTAGCTAAGAATGCTTTTGCTTTCTCTTTTAGGCTAGATGGTGACATACCTGCCGCCATGCCTAAATTGTTAAGCTGCATGTCTGATGCACCTGCAATTTGTTCTACAGTGTAGAAGTTGAAGTGTTTTAGCTCTGCTGCGATAGCTGCACTCAGCAAAGGCCAATCTTTTAACAGTGTGCCTTGTACATCATTGCCACCGTCTGCTTTTTCGTTTTGATACTGCGCCCATTGCATAGGGAAGCGCTTTTTATGTGATTCGTTCACAAATGTATCAATAATTGTGTTTCTGTCACCTGGTATTTCAATGCGAATAAAGTCAGCCATCTTTTTAATTGGACGACCTTGTAATGCTGTTTGAAACTCGTTATCTACTTCACGTTGATAAAAGCGTACCGCTAGATGTGAATCAGGGTTCATAATATCTGAATCTAAAGCCATTTTGTTGCTCCTAAGTGGTTAGGGTTGTAATAGACTCTCACCATGAAAGCCTATTAGAACCCCCTCCCCGAAGGGAGAGGATTTATCTGTAATTAAACAGAAGCGGCAGAGAACCAGCCGTAATCACCACTTACCATTGCATAAGCTGGGGAGGTATAAGAACCGCCAGAGCTTGTTGCAGAGAAAGTAGAAGCGTTTACAGTACAAGTTGCTGTGGAAGCAGAAATGCTGCCACCTGCTTTAGCAAACACATAACGCTTACCGTCTGAACCCCATACTTGTACGCCAAGTAATTGGTTCACAGGAGCGCCCAAAGCGATTGCAGCTGCAGTTACTGTGTTGTCTAAATCAATGCCGACTAGGGGGGTTACTGAGTATGTCATTTGTTATCTCCTTAGTCTTTCAATACGCCACTGAATTGTGGGCCAGATGATGTCATGTTACCTGCCCAACCAATTAACTTAACAACAGCGTCTTGGTTTACAGATTGACGTTCGCCACCGATAGGCACGAAGTTACGCTCTGCATGAGGACGGAAGAAGATGTAATTGGTGTTCAAGAACCACATGTGGTTTGAAGTAGCTTGGTTACCGATACCGCCACCCAATACTACGTCAGCAGATGTACCGCCACCGTAGAACTTCAAGGATGCGAAACCAGCAGCAGCGCTTTCTTCTGTTGTTACACGTTGGATAGCTTGCAAGCTGTTTACATACAATTGATAGTAGTTATTGTCAGCAACAATCAAGTCAGCTTTATCGTTACCACGAATCAATTTGATTGCCAAAGCAGTCATGTATTTTTGGATGTTTGTTGCATCAGCAGCAGCGCCACCGTTTGTAGTAGCATCAAAAGATTGGTTACGCCAGAAAGACCATGTAGCACGGTCAATACCACCATAAGTGCCTGTAGATGGGCTATCAGCAACAGCAGCAGCCAAACCAGTCAAGTTTTTACCACCGTTACCAGTGCCGTCACCATAGATGTCGGTTTGGATACGGTTCATCAACTGAGCTTCAGCAACTTGGATACGGCCTTCCAACAAATCAATGATTGCTTCTTTGGAGCTGTTTTGCAACATTTCCAAACCGCTGATTGTAACAGCAGAAGCGTATTGAGTAATTGGGAATTGAGCAGCACTGATTGGGCTGTTAGGCGCAATGTTCAGTGTTTCATAGCCACTGTAAGAGTTAGTGTTGTTAGTTGTGGAATCAGTGTACATGATTTCTTCCAAAATCACATTACCGCCACTGAATGGGCGTACATTACCACGTTTACGAAGACGGTCTAAAACCGCGTTATTTAGTGTTACGTTATCAGCCAACTTGCCAGAACGAGATTGAATGGTCGTTGCAATGATGTCTGATACGGTTGAATTGGCAAATGCCATAATTATCACTCCTTAATCAGATGTTACTTGTAGAATATTTATCAAGAGTTTCCGCAATGGAATCTCTTAGACTATTGCCCCTTCCACCTGTACTCGTAGACGCTGTAGGCGTTGTAGATTTAGGTGATAGTGCTTTAGCTCGTGATGCAGCAATCTTAGCCTGACGGTCGGCTTCAGCTTTCTTGACCTGTTCGGCCTGTACTTGTTGAAATACCCCGTCATTCAAACGGACAGCTTTATCATAAGCATCTTGCAGGTCATTAGCGACTCCAGACTGGAGTAATCCAGCCATTGTTTCTCTAACATCCTCAAAATATGGTTTATCTTGCTTAAATGTTTCAATTTCAGATTGAAGCACTTGTTGTTCTTGTCTTTCCTGCATTTGCTGGAATTGTTGCCATTGATTCTTAATTTGGCCTAATTCTTGAGCTAAAGTAGAGAACTGAGGGTCATACCCTTGTTCACCTGTTAAAGCGCCCAAATTGATGCCGTAATCGTTGGCTAACTGTGCAAACATTTGCAGTTTTTGGTCAGGACTGCCATAAACTAAAGTTTGATGTGCATTTCCTAAGTTTTGTATCCATTGCGCTGGGTCAGCGTTATTTTGTTGCAACATAGGAGCAAATTGACCAATAGCTTCCATAATTGGAGCTGCCATGTCCCATTGACTCTTATATGTACTTACGCCTTTAGCAAAATCTGCCTCACGTTGCAAAATATACTCTTGCACTTGTGGGTCAATATTGCCCCAGTGTTCTTCATAGTCTTTTTTCCATGAAGATGGGCGAGAACGCACTTGTGGTCGCTCTTCCTCTTGCTCAGAGGATTCATCAGAAACCTCTGCATTCGCTGTTTGGTCGGCTTTTTTGAAGCGACCTGACTCATCCCTTGAACGAGTCGTTTTATCCGCTTCTACTGCCGCTTCTTCTTGTTTTAGCGGTTGTTCTGTAGTATCTGCTACGCTTGTAGCTTCGTTTGTTTCAATAGCGCTATTCAGGGCATCACGGATGCTTTCTGGTTGCGCCAGAGTGGTCTGGTCGTCCATCTTGCTTTCCTTCTTCGTTGTAAAAAATTATCTGTATCTGAGTTTGTCGTAAACTTGACGCGCTATTTGTTCTTTTAAGTTATCTTTCGGTCTGTTACGGTGTTGCGTGTTTTCTAGCGGAATGTCTGCTGCTTCTACCAAGCCATGTTTTTTAAGATGTTTCTTGTGTGCTACACGACCTTCTATCATCTCGCCTGTTGCTTGCGATTGATATGCACCAATATCATTCCATACAGCTGGTGCGCCACGCTGTTTTGCTTCCATTTCTAGCTTTTGTTGCCATTGACGTTCACCTTCTTCGCCTTCATAGCCCCAATGGTCTAGAAACATCTGCTTTCTTGCTGCCATTTTTGCTTCAAAATCTTCTTCAGGTACTTCTAATCGCACTGAGCGGTCAACTTTGTCAAAGTTCTCGTCAAATGAGTCTGAGTAACCTTTAGTCTTGATTAAATCGCCTGTAATTGGGTTAGTTGTTGCCATAGTCACCTACATTAACATTAGTAATATCGCTTCATCCTCTTGCTCTTGTCTTATTGCTTCAGCTTTAGCGATAATGAGTTGAACAATCTCTAAATCTTGAACTAACTTGCCATAATCAATGCTATATGGGCTTAATGCTTGAGATGGTTTGACATACTCTTGCAGTTCTTCTTTTATTTCTTCTGCTACTTCAGGAACGGCAAATAACGTTTTAAGATGCTCTTGCATCTCTGCACGATTTGACTTTTTAACTTCCTCTTTGCGCTTCTTAATCCCACCTCTAGTAATAATTACTTCAGGAGGAGGAGTGGGTGTAACTATGCGCCATAGAGCATTAAACGCGGTAGACGCTAGTGGCCCTAAACCAAACATTAAACGTCCTCAGAACCTTCAAATTCAGGGCGTTGTTTGATGATTGCATATAAAGCAGCACGGTCTGCACCTGCTACATACTCATCACCAGCAATTTGTACCTTACCTGCTGACAATGGTTGTTTGCCTTCATCACGAGCTTCTTTAGAAGCGTAGCCGTAAAATGTTACTTCTGTGCCTTTGCCTTTAAAGTCCTCTTGTACTGCCCCTATGTTCCAGTATTCAGCATTGATGCCAAAGTCTGTTGGAATTGATTTAAGTAATGCCATTTAATACTCCTTGATAAATAATAATTAACTTAGTCTATAAGTTACATATGTATTGGTTGCTGTTTTTCTTGAAGCAAATCTAGCACTTGAGTTAGCAGCAACAACCATATTTCCTACTAACGTATGCCCTGTGTTACCAAGCACTGTAATGCTGAAAGTAGCACCAGCTAGATTGATAATTGACCACTCGGCAGTACCATTTACACCAGTGCCGAATTGAGCATCCATGTTAGTGCCAGTAGGCAAAGTATAGTTAATGTTAGCAGCAGGAGTTCCTGTTAGTATGCCGTTTACTATATTATCAGCCGTAATAGTAACTGATGTGTTGTTGTTCGTTGGAATAGTGACAAAAGTGAATTGAGTGGTACTTTCAAAAATAGGAGCAGTAACTCTAGTTCCAGCCCGAAAATCAACAGCAAAGGTGCTATTACCTGAATTATATGTAGACCTAACCGCTTCGTTAGAGCCTGAAGAATCATAAATACTAAAAATGTCGCTTAAAAAAGTAGCGCTACCAGTTTGAGTTAAACTGCCAGTAGTTTGTATGTTTGTACCATTTAAAGCTAATGTTCCTGTGCCTTTGGTAGATATAGTCAAACCAACATTTGCGTTAGACCCTTGTGCCGATATAATTGGCGCACTGCCAGTTGCCGCGCCAGTAACCTGCACATAGTTCACAGCACTAGCGGTGTGGGATACTGCAAATTGTGTTTGTGTTCTTAATCCATTGGTTGAGAACCATATTGGGAATCCACCGCTTGCGTAGAAATCTAAAGCCTCTGTACCCCCAGCAGTCCCAATACTTGGCGCT